CAAAGGGAAAAAACGTAAAGTAAAATCAGAGTCTAATTGGAAGGATTACTATGGGTCTTGCCCGGAACTTAAAGAAGATATTGAAAAGTACGGTAGAGAAAATTTTATTAGAGTTATCCTCACATTACATAAAACAAAGGGCAAAACAAACTTCGAAGAGACAAGACAACTCTTCATCCACAACGTCCTCACAGAATCCCTTGACAACGGAGAACCTGCCTTCTACAATGGGAACATCCTCAACAGGTACTTCCGAAAAGACTACTATGGAAACTCAGATTGAACCAGTGCCTTATGTGAGGGATTGGTGTATTGATCGGATTCATCACCTTGCGGATCATGGTGGGATGGAAGATCAACTTAATGCTCTTGCGATTGCTTCGGAGTTTGATGAGTGGATTAATATTCCAGAGGGCACTCATGAACTTGATTATCTTTGTTTGGAAGAAGAAGGGTGGGGAGACCAAGAAATCGATATTCGGTAAACCAAACTCTTGACAAATCCTAAATATTAACTTATTATGTAAAAATCCCTGTTATGAGCAGGGTTTTTTATTATGAGACTTTGATTTTGATTTAGAGCCGTGGAAGATGCCCATCGAGAGATGGGTGGACCCCTCTTCTATACGGATGTAGAGTTCTATTAATTTTAATGCTTTTTAAAACAATTTCAATTTTTGCCATTGCCACTGCAGGATTAGCACCCCTACAAGCAAAGGCAGCGAGCGGATGTTCCCTCGCCTCACATTATGGTATTGGTGATGGATATCACGGGCAGATAACTGCCAATGGCGAACGATACAATGCATATGGCAATTCAGTAGCACATAAATGGCTTCCCTTTGGAACTAGATTAAAGGTTGTTAATCAACAAACTGGTAAGTCTGTAATTGTGCGTGTAAATGATCGCGGTCCTTATATCGCGGGTAGAGACCTTGACTTGTCTTACGGTGCATTCTCTACTATTGCTTCACCCAGTCAAGGTGTTGCTAGGATTTGTTACTCGCGGGTATAATGATCTGAAAAACTGAATAATAAATAGAGGAGAACGGTTGCTACTCCTCTTTTTTTATAAATACCTAAAAAAGTATTGATAAGATGATTACTTTTAGGGAGTTTGTAGAAAGAGTAGAACTTTCAGAGTCTTCTGGTGGAGAAAGAGGAAGAAGAAGAGTATCTTCTCGGGGTCCAAGTTCGGATAAATTTGAAAGAAATAAGCAAAGAAATGTTTCTTCTAGTAATGCCGCATTAAAGAAGGCTGGATTTAAGAGATCTACTAAGTATATGTCAGGAGCAAAAGGAAGACCTACTAAATGGACTGAAACCTCGACTTCTTCTCATCACGATACAGAAACTGGAACCTATGCAAATCAATCTGATTATGCGTCTAGAAGTGTTGGAAAAAGAGGAGCAACCAGCACAAGAGTATCTAAATTAAAAAAGATTAGAACTCAACTTGGTGGAGACCGAACATCAAGACCAGTTCATGATGTTGCTGTTAGTAAAAAACGCACATATAACGATACTCCTTCCAGCACTATGACTAAAGGAAGAAGTTTCAAAAAAGAAGTGACTAAAGGTGTTCCTGATAATCTCAAAAAAGCAGGAGCAAAGACGGGTGATATTGTATCTTCAACACCTACTAGCGGTTCCCGTTCTAGAATGTATGGAAGGACGCATAATACCAGAACAGATAGTAGAACAGGAAAGACTATTAATAGAGTTAGAGAAGCATTTGATATTTTAGAAGTTAATCGCCCAGAAAGTGGTAATGACGTAGAAAAAGCAAGATGGGATAGAGTAAAAGCAAGTTTGGATGCTAGAGAAAATCCAGGTGATTTTGTAATTAATAGCACTGGTAGAGACAAAGATGGAAATAGGACATATGGTACTAAAAAGAAATCATCTAGAACTGGTCAGCAAACAAATAGAGCATCTAGACTTGCTGATGTTGATTCTGATTTAGATTCTAATCAAAAACAGAGAGGAGATAAGAAAGCAAGTCTAATTAAAGGAAGAGGAAAAGAGCATCATCATTTAACTCCAATTTCACAATCTGCTAAAGAATTTAAAGGATTAACTCCAGAACAAAGAAGAGCAAAAAGAGAGAAAGATGCTAAGGGTGGTAAGTTTCATGGAAGCGATCCAAGAAATTTAGCACAAACAGATGGCCCTAAAGGTGGAACTGGCGTTCCACACAGAGGAGAAGGTGGATATCATTCTAGACAGAGAGCAGTTGGAAAAGGTGGTAGTATTCAAGATTTTGGTAGTGAGGCAGAAATTGTTGCAGTAAAAAGAAAAGCACAAAATCAAGGTAGAACATCAACTTCAAAACCAAAACCAAGAGATACTGGAGCAGCGCAGAGAATGTCTGCTGCTTATGATAAAAGAGTTGGTAGGAGTTTTGAAAACTGAATAATAAATAGAGGAGAGCGGTTGCTACTCCTCTTTTTTTATGTTCAATTTTAACTTCGGAAAGAAGAAACCAGATAAGAAGCAGATAATCATTATAAGCCTCATACTCAGTGGTATCGTAGCAACCCTCTCACAGTGCTCAGGAGTGCCCCAGAGGACCCTGTGGGACCTTCTAGACGAGGTACAGAGGACTCTGTTCCCTCAGACCGTAATCAACGATATCCTCCTCCAGGACCCAGGAATCGTAGAGAGAAGAGTCCAGAGAGATGTGGATAAAGCAATCAAGGATTATGAGGACTTGACAAGGTACTCTGAACCATCTAGAATACCTTTGTCCCGGTTGATAGAGAAGGCTCCAGATAAAGCTTTATGTTACTCTGAAGAGTGTAAGAAACTTGGAGGAGAAATGAGACTCTGTGCTCCATGGCTTGACACATGTAAAAAAGAGTGATATGATTATTAAGTTGGTTCAGAAGTCCTCTAATACTTCTGGTAATATACATACAGCATAGTTGTATGAGTTCCCAACATTAAGGGCAAGTAGCATAATGGATAATGCATCAACCTTCTAAGTTGCCGATTGTAGGTTCGAGTCCTACCTTGCCTGTTGACAATCATACTCAATTACTCTATGATTGTCTTATTGCGGGTATGGTGTAGTGGTAACACGTCATCCTTCCAAGTTGAAATCACCGGTTCGAACCCGGTTACCCGCTCTGGAAAAGTGATCCTGCGGATTTGTCCAAGAGATCTCCTTTTCCTCAATATTCCCCTGTAGTTCAGTTGGTAGAACGGAGGACTGTTAATCCTTATGTCCCTGGTTCGAGTCCAGGTGGGGGAGTATGGGAGATTAACTCAGTGGTAGAGTGGTTGCCTTACAAGCAATAAGTCGTTGGTTCGAATCCGACATTTCCCATCATAAATATTTCAAAAAGATAATGGACGAGTTATACCAATCATTACATACAGCACAAACAAGTCTCTTTTGTTTAATGCAAAAGACTTGGGTGTATCATTGGAATGTAGTTGGTTCTGATTTCTTCCAACTTCATGAAGCATTTGGTGAACAATATACCGAAATGCAAAGTGAACTAGATAGATTGACTGAGCATATGAGATATCTCAGAATGAAAGCAATTGCTCAACTTAGTAGAGTAGTTGAAACATCAGAAATCTCAGACGCATCATCAAACCCAACTGATAAACTAATGGTCTCTCAGTTGCTTGCTGATAATAAAAAGATTATCGATCTTCTTACTTCAGTTGTAGAAGAGGCAGAAAAAACAAAACAATATACTACATCTAATATTGCTCAAGATTTAATTGAAACTCATGGTAAATTTGTTTGGATGTTAAGATCGTATTTAAAGGAATGAGAAATGATTTCTATAAGATGCAGAGATTGTAATAGAGAAATAACAGGAAATCAAACTAAGACAATAACGTGTGGTTGTCCTAATATGGCAACTATTCGTGGAGATAAGATCTCAGCAGTTGACTTATCTCGTATTGTTATGTTAAACTCTATTCAGAAAGAACAAAAAAACGTTCTGACTTCTCAAGATATTGCCTGGCAAGAGGCAAGAAGACAACGCAAAGTTCGTAAACTGGACTTTGAAATCCGATAGGAGGATTGGCAGAGTTAGGTTTAATGCAGGGGATTGCTAATCCCCCGATGTACTTTAAGTACATCCGTTGGTTCAAATCCAACATCCTCCGTATGGGAGATTAGCTCAGTTGGTTAGAGCGCACGACTGATAATCGTGAGGTGCCTGGTTCGAGTCCAGGATTTCCCACCTAAAAGGAAAGGTGGTCGAGTGGTTTAAGGCTCTAGTCTTGAAAACTAGCGATGTGAAAGCATCCGTGGGTTCGAATCCCACCCTTTCCGTTTTAATAATTTCTTCAACAGTGTTACAGAATGAACACAAAAAGTTGACACTGAAAAACCCGTGATTAGTATATAATAGTAATACGGGTTACTAAAATGGATCAACATACCTATGAAAACTGGGTGAAGATCAAAGAAACCTTTGAAACTTCTGGTAATACTGATAACATGTTCTATAAAAGAGCAGTGGAAATAGTCAAAACAAGGAGAGATCCTTTGGCAAAATTTCTTGGAGATGAAAAGTGATGGAACCTCACGACGAATTCATTAGTCGATCTGAAGTACAAGAAATGATCGATCAAGCTATTGACAAGCACAATAAAACTGCTACAATAATATCAGCAGCAATCGGTTCGGTTCTGCTTTTCTTCTATGCCCACGGTGTTCTTGCTATTATAGATAGAGTACGATGAGACATCTTGCTGGAGAACTACTCAACAATCAAGTATTCTTATTCATCTTATGTTACCTCTTGACAATGGTTCCAATCTTAGGTATAATGATCATACACAAAAACAAATAACGGGGTGTAAGTCAGCGGTAGACGGCTTGCTTTGGGAGCAAGAAGACAGAGGTTCGATCCCTCTCACCCCGACTCATAAACTCACTTTATGAAAATGCAAGAACTTTCTGAACTTCAATCATTTACAGTAGAAGAGTTTCAATCTGATTTTGATAATTTAATGGATAGAGTAGAGAACGGAGAATCATTTATCATAACAAGTGAGCACGGCAACGCAGTTATGGTGCCCTATAAGGAAGTGGTACAGGTGTTTGAAGAATGTGATGTGGATCTGGATATAATACGCATCCACACTGATCACGAAGAAGGTTCGTGACATAGAGTTCCAGGTCCTCTATAATAGATCTGTCTTTATGGTCGTCAGAACAGGTGTTCAGAGGGGACTTATAATCCCTTTGCCCCAGATTAGGGCCTTTGGCAGGGTTCGATACCCTGGGCGACTATTACTCTAAACTACACTTAGAGTATAAATAAAAGTGTAGAGTGGTCTAACTAGTATGATCGGGACTTGTTCAAATTGTTTAAAAACATATAAGTATTCGCCTTCACAAGGAAAAGGATTATATTGCTCGAATAAATGCCAACAAGAATACCTTTATAAACAAAATATATCCGACTGGTTATCTGAAAAAATAACCGGAAGAAAAAGAGATGGCAGACCTAGTGATTTTGTTAGAAAATACTTGCTAGAAGAAACTAATTGCAAATGTTCTCTATGTGGATGGGGAGAAGCAAATCCAATAAATGGGATAGTTTATCTTGAAATAGATCATATTGATGGAACAAGAGAAAATAGTTATAGAGAAAATTTAAGAGTTTTGTGTCCAAACTGCCATACTTTAACAGATACTTATAAAACTTTAAACAAAAAAATTGGGTATCATAAACAAAGAAAACAACTAAACGAGCAGGTTTAGCTCTCTGGTTGAAAGCAGCGAACTCATAATTCGCCTAAGGTGGGTTCGATCCCCACAACCTGCATTGCTCCTCACAAGGAGCATAGGACAGATTGGCACCTGTCCATCTTGACTTCTATAAGTCAAACCCTTATAATACTAAGGTCAACAATCAAACCAATGACTCTTAATTCTAAATTCAAGAAAGACATCCAAACTCTTCGTGGTGCAGCAAACGGTGAATTTTATCTTGATGTAAAGAATCCGAAACTTTATAAAAAAGTTCGTCGGTACTATGAAAGTGAAGGTGTAGTGTTTTCTGGTGATCCTTTGGATGATTATGAAATGCTTATGGAGTATGTGTATAGTGATCTTGAATCTGTTGAGGTTGCGTGATGAAAGTAGTCAGGAAACCAACCGTTCTCATGGAACGATTTCCTTATCGTTATATTCAAGTTGGCATCTTGGAAATTAATGGTAAACCTGATTATCGTATTCAAAAGGTAGATTCGTATACTGGTCGTTACCGAGATATGTATCTTTGTGATAATAAAATGCAGTTGATGACTGCTATGGAAGATTATGATTATACCTGTTGGTTGGATCCAGATCGAGTTCCTTGTTATGTGAAAGATGATGATGAGTAAATAGTCTCGGTATGACTTAAAACTAGCCCTGGTCGGGAGCAAAACCCCTTATGTCTAAATCTGATCTACTTCGTTGGATTGGAAACATTCTCCTCATGATTGGTTATCAAACTATGCTATGGGGAGAGTTTAAATATGGTTTACTGATAAAAGTTATTGGGGGGTTACTCACAATTCCTTTTGCCATTAAACTTAAACTTTGGGATGTATTATTCTTATGTGCATTCTTTGGTATTACCGAGATATCAAAGTTAACCCAACTTTTCTTAGTTTCTCAAAACTAAGTGGTGGAGTCAAATGACCCCTACGAGTTTCTTGCTTCTCTCAAGAGCAAGTGGTGCGGATGGGGAAATTCTTTCTCCGCCTGGTTTCCAATTTCCAGTCAAAGAATTGGTGGCGAGCCTGAGTTACCTAAGAGGGGTTTACATGACCCCTCTTTTTTTGTATAATAGATAGTACAGAGATTATTAATTCTTTATGAGTCAATATGTAAAGAAAGCACTTGTGCTTGGTGCTGGTGGTTTCATTGGAAGTCACATGGTTAAAAGACTGCAAGCAGAAGGTTACTGGGTTCGTGGTGTAGATCTCAAGTATCCTGAGTTCTCCAAGACTGAAGCAAATGAGTTTATTATTGGAGACCTGAGAGATGTTGCCTTTGTGGAAAGGGTTATTCAATACAAAGGTGATCGAGGTAACTTCTACAATTTCGTTCCATCACGATATCTTCAAGCATTTGATGAGATCTACCAGTTTGCTGCCGATATGGGTGGAGCAGGTTTCGTATTTACTGGTGAGAATGATGCCGATATCATGCACAACTCAGTTTCTATTAACTTGAATGTTCTTGAGTCTGTAAGGAAGTTTAATGATTTTCTCGGTAAGAATGTGACTAAGATCTTCTATTCTGGTTCTGCTTGTATGTACCCTGAGCATAACCAACTTGATCCAGACAATCCTGATTGTCGTGAAGAGTCCGCATATCCTGCTAACCCAGATTCCGAATATGGTTGGGAAAAACTCTTTTCAGAAAGGTTGTATTTTGCTTATCATCGCAACTATGGTATTCCTGTACGTGTTGCTCGATACCACAATATTTTTGGACCAGAAGGTACTTGGACTGGCGGTAGGGAAAAAGCACCTGCTGCTATCTGTAGGAAAGTAGCAGAACTGCCTGGTGTTGGTGGAACGATTGAAGTCTGGGGTGACGGTGAACAAACACGTTCATTCCTTTTTATTGATGAGTGTATTGAAGCAACTCGTCGTATGATGGATTCCAACTTCATCGGTCCAGTCAATATTGGATCCGAAGAAATGGTAACTATCAATCAACTTGTAAATACTGTTTCTAAGGTTGCTGGTATTCCCGTAAAGAGACAGCACAAACTTGATGCTCCTCTAGGTGTTCGTGGTCGCAATAGTAACAACGATATCATCCGAAAAGAGTTAGGATGGGATTATTCCATGACTCTTGAAGAGGGTATCTCTAAAACTTACGCATGGATTAAAGAACAAGTAGATTCTATTATTTGATTATCATGAACCGCATTCAAAATTATTCTGAACTTGAGACACGTATTGTTTCCTGGTTAAAAGAATATGCATTACAATCTAATATTAAAGCATTTGTGATTGGTGTATCTGGTGGTATTGACTCAGCAGTTTCATCAACTCTTGCTGCTAAAACAGGACTTCCTGTTCATGCTTTGGGTATGCCAATTCATCAGAAAGAAGAACAAGAAACTCTTTCCGATGCTCATCTCGAATGGCTTCAATCAAACTTTAGTAATGTAATCGTAAACAAGTATGATCTCACTAAAGTATTTGAAACATTTAAGTTTACGATGAAAGAGTTTGGTGTAGATACTCATGCTCTTGCCAACAGTAGGTCACGTCTTCGAATGGTAACTCTTTATCAAGTTGCTACTTCTGTTGGTGGTATTGTTGTTGGTACTGGTAATAAAGTTGAAGATTATGGTGTAGGATTTTATACTAAATATGGTGACGGTGGGGTTGATATTGCTCCTATCGCAGATCTCTATAAGACTGAAGTTTGGGAACTTGGTAGGCATTTTGATGTAGATCAACGCATTATTGATGCCTCTCCTACTGATGGTCTTTGGGATGATGGAAGAACCGATGAAGATCAAATTGGTGCTTCTTATGCTGAACTTGAAGAGGCTATGGAGACTGGTAGTGGTCCAGGACTCGAACCACTTCTTAAGTTCAGTCAAATGAATCGACATAAAATGAATCCTATTCCTACATTCAAACTATGAAAATTGGCGTAATTGGTGCTGGTAGACTTGGTATTTGTTTTGCCCTGCTCTGTGAGGCAGCAGGGTATGACGTTCTTGTTTCAGATATCCGAGAGGATTATGTGAATGACTTAAACGAAAGAAAGATCAAGACACATGAACCAGAGGTAGAAAACCTTCTTAAAAGTGCTAAGAACTTTAGAGCAACTACAAATAACAAAGAGGTAATTGATGAGTGTGATCTCATCTATACTCTTGTTGCAACTCCATCTCTTGAGGATGGATCTTATGATGTATCTGCCGTTTGGCGAGTTGTAACTGATTTTCAAGATGTCACTAAGAGAAAATATTTTGTGGTTGGATGTACAACCAATCCAGGTGACTGCGATAACTTCAGAAAGCAACTTCCAAGTAATGTAAAAGTTTTCTATAATCCAGAATTCATCGCACAAGGATCTATTATTAACGATCTTCGTACTGCTGATATGGTTCTCCTTGGAGCAGATCCCTTCGCAGATAATGATAAAGTTATTTCAGATATTAGAACTTTGTACGAAAAGATTCAAACAACTCGTGCAATTGTTTGTTCCATGTCAACAACAGCAGCAGAGATTACTAAGATTGCTATCAACTGCTTCTTGACAACTAAGATTAGTTACGCAAACATGCTTGGTGATGTTCTTCATCATGCGGGTTGTGGTGATGAAGTTGGTTCAGTCCTTTCTGCTGTGGGAACTGATACTAGAATTGGTAGGAAGTATCTTGGATATGGATTTGGATATGGCGGTCCATGTCTTCCTAGAGACAATCGATCCTTTGCTGCATTTGCAAAAAAGGTTGGACTGGAATATAATCTTGGAACAGTAACTGATGAAATCAATAATCAACATGCTAAGTTTGTGTGTGATTATTTCGAAAAGATGAACTCGAATAGGAAACCATTCTATTTTGATTCTATCACTTATAAGAAAGGAACTGATATTCTTACTGAGAGTCAACAGTATCGTCTCTGTTTAGATCTTCTTGATAGAGGTTATACTGTTTATGTTCATAATGATAAAAAAGTTACTGATCAGATCTATGATTACATGACTACTTCTTATGGAGATCGAGTCAAGTTTGTAGATAAAGAAGAAAATATTACAGAACCATATTTTGTCGTAAACTTATGATTGGTTATAATAGACTTGGAGTAAATGGAAGATTTGGTAATCAACTCTTCCAGTATGCTGCTCTTCAAGGTATTGCAGAAAAGAATGGATACGAATGGTGTATTCCTCCTGATGAAGCAAGATCTGCTAATTATGGAATACATCATCCATTCAAACTGAAGAATTTAAAACACGTTGGCACAGTGCCTTATCTCACTCGGGATGAGGCTCATTTTCATTTTGATGAAGAGTTGTTTAATACGTTCCAAGACAATATGAACTTGGATGGTTATCTCCAGAGTGAGAAATATTTCAAGCATATTGAAGATAAGATTCGTGAAGACTTTGAGTTTATTGATGGTATTCTGAACCCATGTAAAGAATTCATCAGTCAGTTTGAGAAAATTATTTTCCTTCACGTTCGTCGAGGAGATAATGTTGGTAGAGAACACCTTCATCCAGTTCCTACATTTGACTATTACTCTAAAGCACTTGAGTATTTTGATGATGATGCTACAGTTTTAATTTGTAGTGATGATGTTACTTGGTGTAAGGAACAAGAGTTTTTCTCGGGAGAAAGATTCTTAATCAATGAGAATGTGGAACAATATTCTCACAAGTGCATGGAGGGTGATGGAGTTTATAGGAAATCATTCATTCCTTATACAGATTTGTGCTTGATGAGTTTGTGTAATGGTGCTATTATATCTCCAAGCACTCTGAGTTGGTGGGGTGCATGGTTGCAAAATCCTCGCACAAATCCTGTGATCGCACCAGATCCTTGGTTTGGTCCCCAACTCGCAAAAGATAACGACACAAAAGACTTGCTTCCTGATGATTGGATTAAACTATCTTGGTAGAATGGGACAACTGGGAAACCAGATGTTTCAGTACGCTGCTGTAAAAGGAGTTGCTCGCAATAGGGGATATAAATTCACTATTCCGCAACACGATAATTCTGTTAGAGATGGATTAGGTAACACTCTTCGGATTGAGTTATTTGATGCCTTCGAAATCCAACCAGATAGTGTTGGATTTCTCCTAGCTGACGGTGCTCGAAGTGAACAATCTTTTAGTTTTGATGAAGATCTTTTTTCTAATTGTCCTGATGGAGTTTCTCTTGTCGGGTATTTTCAAAGTGAAAAGTACTTCAAGCACATTGAAGATGATATTCGAAAAGACTTTACTTTCAAAAAAGAATATTATGATGCTTGTGAAGAAGCAAAACCACTTTTAGATAATCCTATTGCATTACATATTCGGAGAGGAGATTTCTTAATTAACTCGGGAAATCATTATAATCTTTCTCTGAGTTACTATGAGAATGCTCTAAAAGAGTTTGATGATAGTAGACAAGTAGTTATCTTTTCGGATGATCCCAAGTGGTGCAAATCTCAAAAGATATTTGAGAATGACCGATTCCTGGTTGCTGAGACTGGGCATCCTTATGTTGATATGTGCCTGATGACTTTATGTTCTGATTATATTATTGCCAACTCGACATTTTCTTGGTGGGGTGCTTGGCTCTCACAGAATAAAGATAAGACTATAATCTATCCA